ATGAGCCGACTTACACCCGGTCAACCATTGTTAATCAGTCTGAAGAGATACAGAATCTGGTTGCCGCAGGTGAGTTCCTTCCGGGTGATTATGTGACAGAGCGTATTCTGACGCTTCTGGGCGATGGCGATAAAGTCAAAGAGGTTCTGGCTATGATGTCGGAAGAGGAGACCATTGATTTTTCTGAGGATGTAACGGATGAAGAATGATCCTGCTCATCAGGCTACAGATGCGGTGCTTGATAAGATCGAGAAGCAGATAGCGAAGGAGTACAAGAAAGCACACAAGGAGGTAGCCGCCAAGATGGATGACTACCTGGCTCGTTTTGCCACAAAGGATGCGACATGGCAGAAGTGGGTGGCTGATGGCACAAAGACGCAGGCCGAGTACACCGCATGGAAGAAGGGACAGGTGCTTGTCGGGCAGAGATGGGCGGATCTGAAGGACGAGATGGCAAAGGACTACGGCAATGCGGCGAAGATTGCGCAGTCCATCGCTAATGGCTACAGGCCAGAGGTTTATGCTATCAATCACAACTACGCCACGTTCGAGATCGAGAAGGGTAGCAAGCTGAACACTTCGTACACACTCTACAGTAAAGAATCCGTGGAGAGGATGTATCGTGACAATCCACGACTCTATCACAAACCCGGTCAGAGCATTTCGGAACAAATCAAAGAGGGGAAATTAGCCCGATGGGATAAGCGGCGCATACAGTCGGTTATCACGCAGGGGATTCTGCAGGGCGAGTCAATTCCTGACCTCACAAAGCGGTTGGAGAAGGTCACAGGCGGCGATCATAAGGCGGCGATCAGGAATATCCGCACCATGATGACGGGCGTGGAGAACGCAGGCCGTGTGGATGCGCAGGATCGTGCTAAGTCTATGGGGATTCCGGTTGTAAAGCAGTGGATTGCAACACTCGACTCCCGGACGAGGCACTGGCATCGGGAACTGGACGGTGTGACCGCAGAAACCGATGAACCATTCGAGAATGAATTCGGCAAGATCATGTTTCCGGGTGATCCTGCCGCAGATCCTGCGAACATCTACAATTGTCGGTGTACGCTCTTGTCGTCAATCAAGGGGCATGAACTGGACATCAATGATGACCGGGTGTCGTATGCTGACGAGTATGCTGATATGGATTATGACGAGTGGAAGGAAGCGAAGAAGTCATACAGCAACAAGATCACGGCTCCTGAAGAGAAAGCAAGGAAAATAAAGCAAGAATACATCCGGGAATACAGAGGTAGATAATGGCAGATTTTACGCTGAAAATTGATGTAGATAACACCGATGAAATTCTGGGAGAGCTGGATGATGCCATAAACCGTGCGCTTGAGGCCATCGGTATGCAGGTGGAGAACTACGCCAAGATGGAGCTGGAAAAGCCGAAGGAACACGCATCTGCTCCGAAGGGCAAGGATATCATCAGGCCGAATGTGGACACCGGGCGGTTGGTGAATTCCATCACGCATCAGGTATCGCCGCAGGAGCAGGCGGTGTATGTCGGTACCAACGTGGAGTATGCGCCGTATGTTGAGTTGGGAACGCAGAAGACGAGGGCATATCCGTTCCTGAAGTCTGCGGTCACGGAGCATATCGATGAACTAAAGTCACTTGCAGAGGACGCATTAAAAGGATTTTGAGAAATCGGCAGAGTATTGTATAATCATGTGAGAGGAGGGAATGCCTATTGAAAGTCGTTATTGACGCACAGGCTGTTGCCGCAATCGAGGCGATCCTGAAGCGTGACAAGGACGTAGTTATCTACCGATGCAAGGGTGGATACATCATCAGTGAGCAGACCCGGAAAACCACATACCGATACACTACTCAAGAGACCGAGTAGGTAAGGGCGAGAGAGAGCCAAACGGAAAGCATACCGTTTCGGCTCTTTTTATTTACCCAAAGCACAGGGTACATCCGAAGAAAAGGAGAGCACACATGGCACTCACGAGGAAGCAGTTGGCGGCTCTGGGAATTGAGCCGGAAAAGATCGACCAGATCATCGAAGCACACGCTGAGACAGTATCTGCACTGAAGGATGAAGCAGAAAAGTACAAGGGCAATGCTGACAAGTATGCGGAAGCCCAGAAGGAACTGGATCAGCTGAAGAAGTCTATCGAGGGCAAGGACTACGACAAGCTGAAGGCCGAATACGACAAGTATAAGGCTGATGTGGAAGCGGAGCATACGAAGGCGGCGAAGGAGAAAGCCTACCGGGAAGCCCTGAAGGATGCCAATCTGAACGAGAAGGGCATCGAGAAGGCTCTGAAGTATGCCGAGTGGGACAAGATCGAACTGGACGATGATGGCAAGCTGAAGGATGCGAAGAGCCATGTAAAGGCCGTCCGTGAGGAATGGGCGGAGTACGTTGTTAAGTCCGGCACAAAGGGTGCGGAGACATCCAATCCACCGGGCGGATCAAACGGTGCGAAGCTGTCAAAGGAGGACATCTACAAGACCGATGATAAGGGTCGGTTCGTCATGGATGCCACGCAGAGACAGAAGGCACTGGCAGAGATAATGGAATCAGAAAGGGGATAATATGGCTGCTAAGAATTACCTGACAAGAGAACAGGACATTAGCGTAAGTGTAAGAGAGCAGGATTTTGTTACCGTATTCGGTAAGAACTGGGATGCCCTGCGTACCATCATGGGTATCATGCGTCCGATCAGGAAGACACCGGGTACAAAGCTTCGTTCCATCGAGGCATCTGTCAGCCTTGAGAACGGCTCCATTGGCGAAGGTGAGGAGATCCCGTACAGCCGTGCCACCATCGTTGAGGTCGGCTTCGAGGACATCACCATCGAGAAGTATGCAAAGGCCGTGTCGATTGAGGCGGTTAATAAGTACGGTGCGGAGGTTGCCGTTCAGCGGACGGACGATGAATTCAGGAATGAACTTCAGAATAACGTTCTCACCCGGTTCTACACCTACCTGAACACAGGCGCACTGACAGGCACGGCGGCAACCTGGCAGGCAGCTCTTGCGAAGGCGAAGGGTCTTGTTCTGGATAAGTTCCAGAAGATGCGCAGAACGGTCACTAACGTGGTTGGTTTTGCGAACGTGCTTGATCTGTACGACTATCTGGGTACGGCGGACATCACCGTCCAGACTGCTTTTGGCCTGACCTACATCCAGAACTTCATGGGCTATTCGACACTGTTCCTGCTGAGTGAGCCGGACATCGCAAGAGGTGACGTGATCGCTGTCCCGGTTGAGAACATCGACCTTTACTACATCGATCCGTCCGACTCCGATTTTGCGAAGCTTGGACTGAACTATGTTGTCGAGGGCGAGACTAACCTGATCGGCTTCCATGCGGAGGGCAACTACACCACAGCGGTCGGTGAGTCCTTTGCGATTATGGGCATGAAGCTGTGGTCTGAGTACCTGGATGGTATCGCTATCATCAGTGTCGGCACGGAAACGTTCACAGGGGTCGAGACCACAACCGGGAAGAATCCGGCTGCCGAGAAGTGGTATGAGAAGGATGCTTCCAACAACTACTTCAGAACGGTCGATAAGACTCCTGCTGCGGGGAAGACCTACTACACCAGAACCGTGACAAAGGGTGCGTGATATGGGGTATAAGGTCATCCGTGATTTCGCTGACATGCAGGATGGCGGATATGTATACAAGGCTGGGGATGAATTTCCCCACCTTGGCCATAAGCCATCCATAGAGCGGATATCAGAATTGTCAGGGAGCAATAACAGCATCGGCAGTGCGCTGATTGTCGAAGTTAAAGCTAAGAAAAAGCGGAGCAGAACCGCATAGGGAGGTGATCAGGAATGCTGACTGAAATCTGCCAGTATCTACACAACTGGTTCAACCGCAAGCCTGACGGATCAGAATATCCGAAGGAGAGCGGTACGTTTACCATCGAGGACGGTGTCCTTAACACCGAGATTCTGGCAGATGGTCAGTATTTCCGCATCTTGGGTTCCCTGTTCAATGATGGCGTACACAAATTCGGGGATGCCCTGACGGACGAGACCTTCGATGGCGAGATCTGGTCGATGGGGATTCCGCAGGATGTCGTTAAACGTGCGGAGGTTATTTCCGAGTGGCTAGAGAAATACGGCGGTGCGGACAGTACCGCCATGAGTCCATATCAGTCCGAGTCGTTTGACGGATACAGTTATTCAAAACAGCAGGGATCATCCGCATCAGGCGGCGGTGTGAACTGGCAGTCAGTATTCGGTGCTGACCTTGCACCCTGGAGGAAAGTATGAGCCTATTGAGTGAAGCTATGGAGAGTTGCTGTTTCCTCGACAAGACTACACAGCCTGACGGATACGGCGGTATTGAACGGGTCTGGAAAGAGGGAGCCGGGTTCAATGCCGCCTTTACTTTGAATTCCTCTATGGAGGCCAGGATAGCGGAGAAACAGGGCGTTACCGGGCTTTATACCATCATCACTGAGAAGGTGATCGACCTGCAGTACCACGATGTGGTTAAGCGGTTAAGGGATAACAAGGTATTCAGGGTTACATCTGATGGAGATGACAAGCGCACACCTGCGAGTGCCGCTCTGAATATGAGGAATGTGTCAGCGGAGGAGTGGAATCCAGTATGAACAAGTGGCAAGCCCTACAGGGGTTCTGGGAGTCATTCGGGATTCCTGCGTATGATGAAAATTCCGTACCTGACGATGCAACGGAGCCGTACATCACATATACGGC